GCTGTGGCTGTCTCTTCTATAGAAACTCCCAAAGCTTTCGCTGAAGGTGACGCATATTTCATCGCTTCGCCAAGTTCACTTATATTAGTGTTTGCGTTTGTAATTGTAGCGGTCATAATATCAACTACTCGTGAAGTTTCACTTGCTTTCATTCCAAAACCGCTTAATATATTGGAGGCAATGTCCGCACTTTGTGCTAATGATGTTCCCCCGACTGCGGCTAAATTTAAGACATCTCCGATGCTTGCCATAATATCTTTTGTTTTGTAGCCAGCCATTGCCAAATAGTTCATACCTTCAGCCACTTGCGATGCCGAAAAAATAGTGGATTTTCCAAGCTCTTCGGCTTTTGCTTGTAGCTGTTTTAAATCGTTGCCTGTAGCTCCAGATATCGCTTGTAACTTTGCTATAGACTGTTGAAAATCAGCGATTACTCCTATTGCACTTTTTAAAGCACTAAAGCCAGCATAAGCTCCTATAACTCCCTTTACGCTTTTTGCTAAACTTGCTAATTTATTTTCCTGCTGTTTCAAATGTCTATTGCTTTCTTGTATTCCATTAGAAAAACTTTTAATCTCTTGTCTTAATTGCTCTATTTGCTTTGTTGCTTCTTTTGTTTGTGCTACTACTTCTAATACAAGTTTATTTTGCATATTTAGCCCCTTTTAAAGTCTTATATAAAAGAAAACTACAAACAAGGCAAATCATCGCTAACCTCTGTTTGCTCATTTTTCTCTTGTATAAGATTTTTAAATTTGTTGTCATCTGCGTAGTATGCAATTCGTGTAGTTATTAGGAGTTGTTTTAGCTTTCTTTCTTCGTCTTCTTTTATCTCTTCAAGAGATATTTTTAAAAATGATAAGCCGTAATTGTAAAAGTCTTTATGCCCTTTTCTGATTAAAAGAGCAATTATTTTTTTAATTTTTTTTTATCTAACTTTTCGCCGTCTTTGCTTTCTAAATGTTCCTTGTTTAGTTCTAAAAACTCTTTGTAAATAGCATTAAAAGCTTCTATAGTTAAGCTTTCTACCTCATCTTTAGTTAGGTTTGTGCAATCTACAAGCATATCGCTATCATCTTTATATTCGCCATTGGCAATTTTAAAAAGCTCCTTTACTGATAGCTCATAGACTTCTACCTTCTTCTCGTCAAAATTAATTATTTTCTTTTCTCTAAAAAGTTTCATTTGTTACCTTTTGTAACTTATAGAGGCTTATGCCCCTACAAGTCTTGTTTCAAAAAATTGTTTTCCGTTTGGCTTGCTGCCGTCTTTTAGGATTTTACCGCTAAAATTTACAGAGTTAAATTTTTCTATAGATTTTAGGTTGTAATCTCCGCTCATAGTCAATACAACTCTATGTATTGTAGTCTCTTTGCCTTTACCAACTTGTGGGTTGCTTAAGAATTTCAAAGCAACCTCTTTTGATACATCATTTAGAGCACTAACATCTGTATATGTAGCGTCTGCATAATCATAACTTACTTTTATATTTTTGCCTACCAAAACACTATCGTTGGCAATTTCTATCTTGCCAAAGTTATAATTTACGGAGTAATCTACATCTTCGGTTGCTGTTACTGCGTTGCCATTTCCATCATCGTAGGTTACTGCTACATTAGAAACTTTAACTTTTCCTAAATCATAAACCTTACCGCCCTCTACTGCGTCAAACTCTTGGTCTGTAGCACTACCAGCTACTTGTGAAACATCTTCATAGTTGCCACCAAAAGCAAGTGCCAAAACTTTTTTTGATAAATCCTCTGTAGTAAAAGAAACTGTAGCACTAACCTCTTTTACAATTTCCAAATCGGTTGTTAGAGTTTCGCTTTCGCTGTTTTTGTGTTCCAGCTTATCTACATTTGTATTAATCTTGACTTCGTTTGTAGTTCCAAAGTATTCAAAATTATTACTATTAGGAAGCTTAATAAAAAGCTCCCCACCGCCTAAATCATAGTCTTTTGTATAGCTTCTATTTACTGCCATTTAAGCTCCTTTTAGTTTGTTACGATTTTTACAAATTTTTGGTCTTTAGCTTTAAACTCTTTAGTCCAATTGTTCTTATTTCCTAAATCCGCCAATGTTGGGTTAAATCCCGCTTTGTTCCAAGTCCAACCAATAGGATGTATTACAAAACCGCGTCTTGCAATTAGCGTAGTTTTCCCTGCACCTCTACCTTTTGTTGGGTCTCTGTATGCTTCTAAAGGTGGCATTCCATTTGCAGATGATAAGTTCTTATCAGCATAAGCAAAAGTTCCTGTTTGTGCGACAATTGTTGTATATTTTAGCTTGTTAGTTCCTTGTTCCACTGGTAAAAGGTCATTAACAATCACCCTTAAGTTTCCATAAAGTTCAATCGGCTTTGCTCCTGTTTCTGATGGTTGCATTGTTTGGATTATGTTTTGCTTTTTCAAATCAGCATACACCTTGCTGTGTAAAAAGATAAAATTAAATTTGTCTTGCATATCACCTAATTTAGAAACTCCATCTATAATAACCGCTGGGTCAAGTAAAACATCAGCCCCATCGGAGCTATCATCAGCTACATCTAAAGTTAGCCCGTCCCCTGCTTTAGCACTAATGCCTGCAAGGATAGCTACAACTCTTCTTGTTAAGTCTCTTCCCCAAAAATTGCCTATAATGTTTCTCAAGGCTCCAGCTGGGTCTTTTTCTTGTGCAATCATATCTACAATGTTAGCATATCCATAAGATTTACTTATCATAGTTAGCACTGCTAATTGTTGTTTCCAACTTGCACTATTTATAGTTACGCCGTTATCTGAATCGTCCATATAATCTGGTTCGCTGTAGTCTGTGTCTTCTACAAAAGGAAGTTCAAATCTACTTCCTGCACTAACACTATTTACTACATCAGACAACTCTCTTGAAGTTGCCAAAAGTCCGCTGTTTACGATATTGTCAAGCTCTGGCGCTTGTAAAAAGTCTGTTGAAGTCCAAAGTTCCGCTTGCAAAATATCATCTATGCTTACACCTGCCATTTTTACTCCTTATTATTGTTGTTTTTTCCTTTGTAAAAGCCTTGCTGTAAAAGTATCATCAGCAACTCCTGTGTCTTGTGGATTATTTGCTCCACTTCCAGTATTGCCTTTAGCCTTTAGCAAAAAGCTCTTTTCGTTTAAAATCTTTTCAACTCCGTTTTCAAAATTAAGCACCTCGTCCCCAAGTTTAATACCAAAGTCATCATCTTTCTCTGTAATGTAGTTTTTAATGTAGCTACTTGCTACGTCTAAATCTACTACATCATATTTACTTAAGGTTGTAGTTAGCTGTGCTTTTAAGTTTGCCTCTCTTGTTTTTTGTTCAAGCTCTTTAGCTCTTGTTTCTACCTCTTGTAGCTTTGTAGCAAACTCTTTTTCAAGCTCAACCTTACCCTCTTTTTTAGCTTCCTCAATCTTTGCTTCATATTCTTTTTTTAGAGCCTCTCGCTCACCTTGTAATGTTGTCTTTAGTTCCTTGTTTTCTATCCTTAACTTTGCATTTTCGTCATTTCTCTCTTTTAGAGCTTTTGCTATTTCTTCGTCTAAAGCTTTCGCAACCTCTTCATCAATCTTTCCTGCCTCAAGCAAGTTTTTAACCTCATTAAACATTTTAGCCTCCCGCTATATTTTTTCTCTTATATTATACAATAAAATTAAAACAAAGGTATTAACTTTCCTTATAGCTGTCTTCAATTTCCTGTTGTATAGCTGTTAATTTATCCTGTCCTACAGAGCCTAAATCATTGCTAACAATTTGCATTGCCTTTATAACATTGTAAGTTGGAGAATTTATAAGGTCTTTCATCTCCTCAAAAATTCCAATCTCTTTTTGTATATCTACTATAGAAAACTCTTTAGTATATGTTATCTCTATATCAAAAGGCATACCTAAATATCTAAAAATAACCTCAAAAACTCGTAGCTCAAAATCTTCCACTCTTTGTGCAAATTTACTCAAAGATGAGTTTAGCCCTTGAAACTTCAAAGTTAAAGCAATCCCACTTTCTTGGCTCTGATTAGTGCTTATATCAAAGGCTATATCGTCAATTTGTTTTTCTATAGCCTTTATTCTTCTTTCGTAAATATCGGCTGGAGCTGTAGGTGGCGCTATATAGTTTGGTCTCTCTGCGTCTTTTTCGTAAAGCAAAGCGTTGTTTGTTGATAGTGTTAAATCTCTCTCTACAAAAGAGGCTTGTAATGTCAATATCGGGAATGTTTGTCCCCTCATAATCTCATCTAACTCGCTATTTAGATTGTAATGTTTCTTTTGCAAATCGGCTATTTGGCTAAACTCCCCTAAAGAGAGCTTATCATTTTCGCTAAAAAG